CGGCGTAGTCACCCGTCATGCGCCCATACTCGCGGGCAGCAATTACCTGTTGATCTGTCAGTCTCATCGGAACATGGCCCTCCGTGGCAATGCCGCAAGTTTCTCAGGCTGTCGTGCGGCTGATGCCTTGGCTGGCTTAGGCGCAAAGCCTGCGGATTGTATCGGCTTGGCAGGGGGTGCTTTCGCGCCCTTGTCGATGGCTTCCCGGCGCTTGGCTTTGGCTATCGCTGGAATGTCAACCGTTGACGTGTGGGCGCGATGGCACTTCCGATGCGCAACACGCCAGTTGGTTTCATCATCAGCGCCTAGCAATTCCAGCGGGATTTCATGCGACACGTCCCATGCTTCGCCGGCCTGCACCTTTCCTTTACACAAATGGCATTCGCCGGAATGCCGCTCGAAAATGGCGAGCCGGACCTTGGTGCTGATGCGCTTGCGTTTCATGCGTCCCTCGCATCATGGAACACAACGCCACGGTTCGCGCCGAACGCCTCAATAAGCGTCATCAAGTCGCCCATTTCAGCCACGGTTAAATCAGATGACGACCGGCCTAAATTGACAAAGCCAGTCCCGTTGATGTTCGGCACGAGGCGCAATTCAGACTTGAGGCCGTCAAGGAAAATCAGCTTCCAGTCATCGGCTGACAGCTTCAACCCGTGCCACTCAACCTGTCCTGCGATGTCGGTTAGCATGGCCCACATACGCGCATTTTGAGGCAACGTGCGCTTGGGTGCCTTGAACTCTAGGCGCGTCCCGGCTGGTGCCTTTGTGACCCACGAGATAGCGCGGGCGTTAACGCATACCTGCCCAAGAATGAGAACGGCGCGGCTCATGCTGCCTTCTCCGCCATAGCCCGGCAGAACGCGGCGCATCTTGTGAGGGGTTCGGTCGCGGCCTCGCGCCACGGCCCAGCTGTTCCATCGGCGTTCATGATCATGCCATTTGCGCGGCCCCTGAACGTGCCGGAATGCACATCGCGGCACGGCAACTCCCTTTCGATCAGCGCCGTGATGGCGTCGAGGGAGCGGGAAATTCTCCACGTCATGTCTAAAAAAAGCGGGTCTTGGCGATGGTATTCATCGTTAGGTGAATACAGCCACTCTTTGCGGTCCCGCTCGCGCCGTTCAATTTTCCAGCCACAGGCAAGCAAGATTGCAACATCAATCTTGCGATCCGTGACCGTCGCCTTTTCGCAGCGCTCAGCAAGCGCAATCCAATCCGCTTTGCTTGTCATGCTGCCACCTTTGCGACGTGTTCACGCCAGCGGATAATCCGGCTGTTCAATGTATCATAATCGGCATCTGACAAGGTATTGAACGCAACCTTATTCGTGTCGGCATTGCACCAATCATCCAAGGCTTCTGCCGTGGCGCACAGCTTGAGCGCTGCCGTGATGGTGGCAAGGGCAGGGCTGTCAGTCGCAGCCGGTGGCGGTGCCTTTACGGGCGCTGGACGTGGCGTCCGGTCCGTTGCAGCCTCACCGTCATCGTCAACAGGCGGCAAGCCAAGTGTCGCCATCAGGGCATACCGGCACCCGTATGTGATTGCCGAGCCGACGCCCTGCGGATCTCGCTTTGACAGCGGCACATGGAGCGTGGAGCGCAGCCACTGGCCGGACGTGTGCATCAGCATCGTGGTGATTTCGATTGCGCCGTCAACCAACGCACCTGGCGCTTGGGTGAATGCCAGATTGGCGGCTTGCAGCGCTGGACGTGCCGTATCAATCACGCTTTCGAGTGACGCATACGACGACTTGAACGCCGGGTTCTTGCTGTCCTTGGCAACGCCACGCATCGCGCCCTGAGCGGCGTGAATGGCGGGAAAAAGCTTGTCCGTGTTATCACTTGTCAAGAACATCACAGCACCTTTACGATTGGTTTGCCGGTCACGAGTGACGCGCCTTGCATCACCTCCCCAGCTTCTAGCGCCGCCTTGATGGCAGCTTTGTCGGGTTCAACTTTGGTTCGCCCATAGCCCTGCGGTGGCGTGAAATCGTCAGCCAAAGCCAGCGACACGCGGCCCGGTGACACGCTCACGGTGCCGGCTGGGGTGGACATCTTGCGCAGCCCTGTCGCATCCAGAACCAAGCCCATCAGCTTGCGGCGTGCTTCCGCGCGCATCGTCCACCTGTCGGATAATCTCGCGTAATCCTCCGCCAGCTTGTCCATCGCTTCGCCATTTGCCATCGCTTCACGGCGTTCGATGACGAGCCGTTCCATGATCTCGAATGCGTCCGTGCTGCCTTCGATGACATCGGCAAGGAAGAACTCATCGGTTGCCAGATCAGGATGGGCCTCGACCAGCGCAGCATGTGCGGCACGAAGCTCCATGAGGAATTGCGGGTTCATTCTGCGTGCTCCATCTGTTGCGTCCATTGCCGTTCACGGCGTGCCCATTTCAGGTTTTCTTTCACAGCTTTGCGCAGCCGGGTAATCTCGGTGCGCTTCTGGTCAACGCACTTTGCGTGCAAGCCAGCCTTAATCTCGGCGGCATATTCGCCAGCAATCTGGCGCTGTGTTTTGGCAAGCCTAATAAATGCGTTTGCGAGGCTCATTCCTGCATCCTCCGGTAGCGTTCTTCCGGCGTCTGGCGCGGCTCACCGTCTGGCTCTGGTGCGATGGCTTGAACCGTTCCGCGCAAGGCGGCGGCGCACAGCAAGCCGACAAGCCCGCCGAAGATAAGAAGGCCGATTAGCTCGCTCATGGCGACACCACTGGAATGAGCCAGTAGCCCAGCGCGCCGGTTGCGATGATGATTGCCAGCGCGAGAACGTCTGTCGCGTTGGCGCGGCGAAGTGCGGAAATAAACAGTGCCATGATTACATTCCCTCCGTCGCTTTGGTGATGGCTGCCAGTGTTGCGCTGTTTGCGCGGTCGCAAAGGTCCAAATTCCCATCCCACCAACGCTTCCAGATTTCTTCCCCGTTCGGGTGTGTGTCGCGGGTTTGCTCGCCGTAATCAGGCCCGGTGCGCTCACTGTCAGCCCATGCCTGATGCAAGCGCAACGCTTCCAGCATGTCTGGTGCCGCTGCAATCAATCGCGCGTTGGCAATCAATTCATCCCTGCCAATGCCGTAAATGTGCTCGGCAGATTGCATCCGTGTTACAGCGCCGCGATACTTAACCGAACGCGGCTGTTCGATTTCGGCAACGGTGAAATCAGCATCGTGTTCAGCCGGTTTGATTGTCAGCACCCATGGTGCAGGTGTGTGCTTGCTCATGACAGCGCCTCCTCAATGGCTTCGGTGATTGCAGTCTGCACAGCGCGCAACCCGTCGCCGGTGACAAGCCAAGCCTCGATGACATCGGCAAGGCACACCGGCATCGCATACCGCCGCCATGCGCCTTCGTGGCGTTCACGGTAGCCGATGACCTGCGCGAGTTCGGTGTCGTAGACGGCCTCAATCATGTCATTCATCCCCTCGATCGAAATGATGAACGGGCCGAACGAGAACTGCTCAAGCGACACATTGACCTGCTCAGGGATGATGCTGGCGTCATAGTTCGTGCCAGCGAAACCGGGCGGGTAGTGGGGGTGATTGGTGTAATCGGGCATTGCTTTTCCCTCACGTGCGGTTGTCAAAAAGCGGCTTCATGCCGTCAAACCAATCGGCATCGGGCCAGATGCGGCCATTGTATGAAATGCGCGCAACCGGCTCGCCTCTGGCGTTAACGATGCGTGCTTTTGGTGTTTGGCTGTTGCCCTTGCCGAACGCATCGCGCTTCTGGCAATACAGCGCAGACGCAGCGGCAAAATCAGCGACCGGAAAGCGGCGCTTGCGAAATTCGACGAACATTTGTGTTGCTGGCGTCATTGCCTGTCTCCCTTGTGTGTGGGGAGATAATGCCGAATGCGCGTCAACCCGTCAAGACATTTTGTCCCATGATCTCAAATTATTTGGGCTTGACGTGATGCGACAAGGCGTCTTATGGTTCGCGCCATGGATCACACATCGAAATGGCATCACATCGACGTTATCGCCGAGCGGCTAGGCGTCAAGTTAGGCACCAGGCGCAAGTGGCGTCAACGCGGTTCTGTCCCGCATCGCTGGCGTCTGCCGATCCTGCAAGCATCAGGCGGCGTTATTTTGGCTGACGATTTCACCGCGTCCGACAAGTTGGGACGCGCGCAGTGACATCCTTTTCACCCATCCCCCATCGTGTCCCTCCCTGCGCGATGGCACCTGCCGGGGCTTCGGCCTCGGCGCTTTTATTCCAATGTGAGTGACCCATGACAGGACATATTCGACCGATACGCATTGAAGGCGACGTTGCATATGTGACGTTGACGCAGGGACATGAAGCCATCATCGACGCTGCCGATGTGCCGCTTGTCGAGGGGGTGAATTGGTGCGTTTATGTAAACAAACAGTGGCTGTATGCCATGCGGAGCATTATCAACAAGCAAACTGGAAAGCGAAGTTCGGTCCTGATGCACCGTGTCATCATGGATACCCCAAACAAAATGGAGACTGACCATATTAATGGCGACGGCCTAGATAATAGGCGGGTTAACTTGCGGATTGCTACAACATCCCAAAATCAAGCAAACACAGGAGCGCCGGCAACCAACACTAGCGGCTTTAAGGGTGTCTCGTGGCGTGAAAGAGACAAAAAATGGCGCGCGCAAATTAGGTCAAACGGTGTTTATTGGTGGCTCGGCCTTTTCGACACGCCAGAAGCCGCTCATGCCGCCTATGTCGCCGCAAGCGAAGTGCTGCACGGTGAATTTGCGAGGGCAGCATGAGCCTCGCAGACCACATACCCACACCCGCAGACCATGCAGCCCGTCGCGCTAGGATGGGCCTTGCACCAGCAGCCAGAAGCCCGGTTTTCATTCCGCGCGAACCGGCCAAAAAACCGGACATGGTTGTGGCAAAGCCAGCACCGCCAGCGCCCTTGGTTGATACGATAATCGCCAAATATCTGTACGTTTCAACGCCTCAAGGCCCCGTTGGGATGGCGGAGACAAAGCATCTTGTCTCGGCCATTGCCAAGCGCCACGGCGTGACGTTTGCCGACATCATGGGACCGTGCAGGAGGGCCAAAATCGTGGCCGCGCGGTTCGAGGCTATCGTTGCCGTTGCGCAGGTCCGGTATATGTGGAGCTTGCCCCAGATTGGCCGGTTCTTCGGCGACCGCGACCATACCACAATCCTGCACGCCATCAAAACACAGGCCGTCAAAACAGGCGAGACCATCCGTGGTTACACGCCAGAAGAAGCGGCATATCTGCTCGACCGGCAGCGGGATAAGAACCGCTCGGCGATTCAGACCTACCGCAGCAAGCGCAATGCAAAGGTGGCATCGTGAGCCTGTCAGATTACCGAAACCTTATTGCCAAGAGCCATGGCGCATTCGTGCCGGTCGGCTTTGATGGTGACTTCGACCTGCCGTCATCGCTGTTTCCGCACCAGAAGGCAGCTGTTGAGTTCAGTCTTCGCGCCGGGTCTAGTGCGATGTTCCTTGACACCGGACTGGGCAAGACACGTTCCGCCCTTTCATGGGGGCAAGAGGTTGTCAGCCGCACGAATAAGCCGGTCCTGATGCTGGCCCCGCTTGGCGTCACGCGCCAGCACAAGACCGAGGCTGACGACATCGGCGTAGATGCCTGTGTTTCGCGCGACGGTGGACCGCAAGATGCGCGCATCGTCATCGCCAACTATGAGCGCTTGCACCTGTTCAACCCGTCTGACTTTTCCGGCATCATTCTTGATGAGAGTTCGATCCTCAAGAGCTTTTCAGGCCAGACCACGAAACGGCTGATCGAGGCATTTGCCCGCACGCCTTACCGGCTGGCCTGCACTGCTACGCCCGCGCCGAATGACCACACCGAGCTTGGCACTCACGCCGAGTTCCTCGGCATCATGACCCGCGACCAGATGCTAATGCGTTGGTTCCTGCATGACAGCGCAGACACCGGCACATGGAGGCTCAAGGGCCACGGCGTGCGCCCGTTCTGGGATTGGGTGGCGTCATGGGCAAGGTGCGTTAGCAAGCCTTCTGATCTGGGCTTTTCGGATGCCGGCTTTGATATGCCGGAACTGAACATGCACCGGCACCTAGTCGCGGCTGACCGCACAAAGGGGAAGGGCGAAGAGAAGGACGGACAAGCCCATCTGTTCCGAATGCCTGATATGTCGGCAACGTCCGTGCATCAGGAAAAGCGGCTGACATGCGAGGCTCGCGCTTCGATGGTTGCCGACATCGTGGCCAACGAGCCAAACGAGCCATGGACGGTCTGGGTCGAGACTGATTACGACGCCGATGCCATCATGGCGGCGATACCTGGAGCCGTCGAGGTTCGCGGTTCGATGACCGCCGAACAGAAAGAGGAACGGCTAACGGCATTCACGCAATGCCAGATCCGCGTTCTCGTCACGAAAGCCAGCATCGCAGGATTTGGCCTTAACTGGCAGCATTGCGCCCGCACTGTCTTTGCCGGGATGAGCTTTAGCTACGAGGCATTTTATCAGGCTGTTCGCCGGCATTGGCGCTTTCGCCAGACCCGCCCGGTTGATTGCCATGTTGTCTTTGCCGATACAGAAGCCGCCATCTGGGATGTTGTGAGCCGCAAAGCCGGCGACCACAACGCCATGAAACGCGAGATGACGCAGGCCATGGCCCGCGCCCATCGCACCGAAACCCGCCTTCATTCCTATGAACCCCGCAAGCAGGCGATTGTTCCTGCATGGATGATGTCATGACCAACGCAGTCCTCGACCAGCACATTTCCAACCGCTTCGCTGCATACAATGCCGACACGGTGGAGTTTACCGCCACGATGCCGGATAACAGCGTCGGGCTGTCTGTCTATTCGCCGCCATTCTCGCAGCTTTATGTCTATTCCGAGAGCGAGCGCGATATGGGCAACGTGGCAGACCATGACGAGTTCGCCGAACGCTATCGTTACCTTGTGCGTGAGCTTCTGCGCGTCACGAAACCCGGCAGGATCAGTGCCGTCCATTGCTCCGATCTGCCGACCAGCAAGCAGCGTGACGGCGTAATTGGGCTGTTCGATCTGCCGGGTCTCATCCGCCAAGTTCATGAGGATGAGGGCTGGGTTTACCATTCCCGCGTGACCATCTGGAAATGCCCCGTGGTCGAGATGACCCGCACCAAGGCGCACGGCCTGCTTTACAAGACACTGCGCACCGATGGCAGCCGGGTTCGTGTTGGGATGCCTGATTATCTGATGGTGTTCCGCAAGGAAAGCGACGGCAAGACGCCAGAGCCGGTGACACATGATCCCGGTGTTTATCCTGTCTCATGGTGGCAGGAAGCGGCATCGCCGGTCTGGACCACGATTGACCAGACAGACGTTCTGAATGTTGCCGTGGCCCGCGATGACAAGGACGAGCGGCACCTTTGCCCGCTACAGCTGGACGTGATTGAGCGCGCCGTGCATCTGTGGAGCAACACGGATGATCTGGTTTACTCGCCATTTATGGGCATCGGATCGGAAGGCTATGTGTCGATCAAGCATGGTCGCAGGTTCGCCGGCACCGAGCTAAAGCCCGCGTATTTCAAGCAGGCTGTTCGCAATCTCAAGATGGCAGAGGATACTGGCACCGAGGGCGATCTGGTGTCAAAGATGGTGGCCGCATGATGACCGTAACCCTCGGATGGCCGTCCCGCGCACTATCCCCCAACGCACGCACCCACTGGGCAGCGCTGGCGCGGGCGAGGAAGGCTGCGCGGATGGAAGGCTATATCGCAGCCCGTGCGGCTGGCGTGCTTGCTGGCGTGTCGTCTGTGTGCATCCAGGTTACATTCATTCCGCCGGATGCCAGACGCCGCGACTTAGACAACATGGTTGGCCAGCTAAAAGGACACCTCGACGGCATATCAGACGCCATCAGAATCGACGATAGCCGCTGGATTTGGGCCGCACCTGTCATGGCCGCGCCTGAGAAACCGGGCCGCGTCGTCGTCACGCTCACGCCTGTTGAGGTGGTGGCATGACCCGCTGGTATCGCGCTTACGCTGGCACAATTAAAGACGACAAGCTGGCTGAAGCTGCCGTAGTGGCGGGCTGTTCGCGCAGTGTCGTCATCGCCACATGGCACGCAATCCTTGAGAGCGCAGCCGAGACGGCAGGCGGTGGGCGGTTCGATACAACATCGCGCCGGGTGGCCGCTGCCCTTGGCGAGCCTGCCAGCGTTATTGAAGCGGTGTTCAGCGCCATGCAGGAGATCGGCCTAGTGTCTGGCTCGGAAATCCCCGCATGGAAGCGCCGGCAATACGAAAGCGACAACAGCACGGAACGGTCACGCAGGCACCGTGAAGCAGCGCGCAACGGTAATGCAACGTTGCAGGGACGTTGCGCAACGCCCCCAGATACAGAGACAGATACAGATACAGAAAGAAAGAAAGAAGAACCTTCGGTTCTAGAGCGCGCAAGCGCGCCGCAACCCCGCAAGGCTTCTCCGAAGGCAAGGGGAAGCAGGATTGCCCCAGACTGGTCGCCAAGCCCTGATGACCGTCAGTCGGCACGATCCGAGGGAATGCCGGAAGCTGAGATTGACCGCACGGCAGCCAAGTTCCGGGACTTCTGGGCAGGCAAGGCCGGTGCATCCGGCGTCAAGCTGGATTGGCCTGCGACGTGGCGCAACTGGGTTCGTTCCGACTGCGAAAAGCGCGGATGGGTGCCGATAGCCCAGACTGCGACTGGTCCGCCCCAATCGAGCGGCTGGCGTCCAGGATTGCCGACAGATGCCGAATTGAGAGCCAAATACGCCCGATTGAAAAACCCGGAGCATGACGATGAATATGCACCCACACATTGAGCAGGCCCCGCAATTGAGCGCCTATTTTGTTCAGGCTGGAAAGGCACCAAGCCCGGTTGAGATTGAACCGGGCAGCGCCGAATGGGCATCGTGGGAGCTTTATTTCGACAGCGTGTATGGCCAGCGTCCTGCTGCCATGCGGTTGCGTGAAGCGTCTCTGTGCAAGCATTTTTGCGTCCCGGCACAATGGCCGGAATGGTTCGACAGCACGTTTTCAATGGACGGTCCTGCGACTGGCAAGGGGCATCCGTGGTCCGAAGATGCCGTGGTCAAGTTCTTGGCAGTTCGGCGCGCTGCCGATGACGCCATTCATCAAGGCTGGATTTCAGCGCTGGTGGATTTCGTGAAGGTTGAACACCGGATGCCCATTCCTGCCGAGATGAACGAGATGGCAGCCGATGCACGCCAGTTCAGCCAACGCATCGAGGATATGCGCAGCGGGCGCTTTGAGGCTGGCATGGTTCACAACCTCAAGGCGCTAGGCGAGGCGATATTGGCGCGACGGTTCACGCTGGCAAAGAGGATCAAGGATTACCGGGACGGCATGGTGTCACCCGGCAGTGAAAGGATGAGGGCGTGAAGGACACCAACGAAATGAAAATCTCAGGCTTCGGTTTGGGCGCATGTGCGAACGGTTTCATCGTCACCGTGACGTTCACAGACGCCGAATGCGAGATTGAAGAGAACTTCATCGCGACGGACAAAAACCACCTAGTGTCACTCGTCAGCGGTTTTATCAGCCGCATCAACGCACCAACGCAACCCCTCAAAATGGTGAAAGGACAAATGCAATGAGCATGCTTAGCAAGAACGACCCTGAAATGAACAACAGCCTGGCAGGCCGTGCCATGCGCGAGGTTTTGAACGACGGGCCACCTGAAGAATTTGTGGACATCCTCGCAAGCGCTGACAGGGCTTTGGATATTGAAATTGGCGCATCGTGGGAAGTCATCGTGACAGCGGCAGCGGTTCACGGTGGCATCGAATTCGACACAACAGATCCCGAAACTGGCGAGCCAGATGATACCGCGCTGGAAGATGCGCTCAACGTCATTTTGGACGCTTCAAATATGGATCATTGCTTGATGGACGAGGCCATCAGGCAGGCACATCAGATGATTGACAAGGCAGCAAAGGGAAAAATGGCATGAGCAAGGACGCCAAGTTTATACCCAATGATGATACGGTGGTTATATTTTTTCAAACGAGTTTAGACGACGACGGGTATATGGTTGAAATTGAATATATCGAAAAAGGTATAGAAAAAAACGGAACATTTCACGTTCCAACCAGAGACGAGTTGAAATCAACGTTAGACCAACTGCACGAGCACATGATTGAACTCGGTTCATCGCCAACATCGGAGGCATTTCAATGAACGCACGCATGGACATCAAGACTTGGCGCAAGTCCCGCAACGGCAAGGCATACGCCATCAGGATCGGCAGCACATGGACCAACGACAAGGGCGTGACGTATCTGGAATTTGACGCGCTCCCATTGTCAGACGAGCAAGGCCGTGTGTCCTGTTTTTTGGAAGAGCCTCGCGAGCGAGCAGAACCGGGCGTGCAGGGCTTCGCTCGCCAGATGGCACCGGAGCGAGCCGGCCCGAAGCCGATCCCGCTCGGTGGGGACGAAATTCCGTTCTGAGGGCATCGCCATGAGCATCCGTAAAACCATCTACAGCCGGCAGCGTGCTCATGGCTTCGCCTTTGCCCAGACCAGCGGGCAGGGGATGTATCTGGAATGGGCAGAAAGCAAAAGCGACGGCTGCGGCATCTTCTGGCGGTGCGACAGCCAGCCATTGCTTGAGCCTCGGAATATGTGCGTTCCGGCTCAAGAGCCAATCCCCGTAAAGTTTCCCGGCACCGATTACGTGTTCACGCCGGTCTGACAATGCGTCGCGTCGAAACCATCATCAATGGCAAGAGAGGATACATCATGGCTCGTGCTGGCAGGAAGCGGAAAACAGATGTCGAGCGCTATCCTGGCGGGCGCATCGTCAAGGCGGATCGGGGCGACAATGGCGAGACGGTGGAGCAGATCAAATCCACCGTCGTTGCTCAACGCGTGAAGATGTGGGGCGCGACAATCGAGAACGCATCAGACCAGCACTGGACATGCCCGCTCGGTCAATGGCGGATGCAGGCCAAGCAGGCCCGTGACGACAGCCAAGGGCTATCGGCTGTCCAGTATGAGGCAATCAAGCGCTACGTGACGGTTCGGCACCTGAACCGCGTGGCACAGGGATACGGCACCGAACACCCCAAAAGCATCTCAGGCGAAATGGTAAGCGGATCCGGTGGCATCGGGTATGAATATGATGACGACGAGGTG